CATCGGCAACTCCTCTATTCTGAAAAAACCTTTGATATATCCAATGTTCCTTAGTAGTTGGGTTGAGAATAAGAATACATCTGTTTTGCATCCCCATAGCACGAATAGAGTAGTCTATCTTATCAAAACTCTCCTCATCTAACAATTCCTCTGCCTCATCCAATACAAAAGTGGTAACGCCTTGTATAGACTTTAGCTTCGCTGTCTGATCTCCACTTGATGTTTTTATCCCACTAAAAAATATAGAACTGCCTGTTAGATTGTTTATTATTTCTGTTTTGGTAATCGTGAAGTGTTCGGCAACCCCCATCAACTCTAACTTCTCAAGGAATTCAGGAATAATACTCATACCTGCAGATGTCATTGTATATCGAGTAAACAATATACGATGACCTTTCTCGTAAGTAAGTAACACTAAAAAGGTGTTTACTCCAAAAGATTTACCTGAACCTCGCCCACCTGTAACAACGTGGTATCTACTATCACTATTAAATAAACTCTGATATTTAGGATGTAAGTCAATGCTATTCATCTCCTTTTACTTCTTCTGATTCAATGTCTATAGTTTTCTCCTTGTCCAAGAAATTTACTATTGGTATATTAATTTCTGCTTTTACATTGAGGTCTTTTTGTTCTTTTGGTTTGCCATATTTATATTCCCAAAGCAATCTCAAATGAGGGAAGCTGTCTTGAGATAATTCAGCGAGTTTTAACCAAGCCTTATCTTCACTGCCAAAAACCTTTTTCATAGCCTTCAATGAGAAGTTCTTTATATCCTCCTCTTTAGCTTTAGGCTTTCTTCCTTGACCTCTTGAAATACCTTTTACAGCACCGTTGTTTCTTCTACCATCAACCTTGACAACTTCTTCCTTTGGCGGTTCGGGAACTTTAGGTTCTCCAATTCGCCTCATCTTACGTTTCTCCTCTCCTTTTCTCGGTCTGCCCATATCATTTTGTTATTTTTATATATATGAATCGAGTAACCAATATAAGATATATCAGCCCTATAATTGGACTATCTATAATTGTAGCTGTTTGTCTTACCGTTTGAGTATATCCAAATGTAATAACAAGCCACATTCCAAGTGCTAAAGTGATTAACAAATGACTTATCTTTGCCAATACAAAAGCTAATAACCCTGCCCAAAATCCTTTCTTTAAACCTTTACTCATTTTTTCTATTTTTTTATCTATTACTTTTATTTCGTTCTCTCTTACAATCATTAGTACGCATCCACCGAATTAAACCCCCCTATGATTTCACACTTATCCTCGTACTTCCAAGCCCAACCCTTAATCATTAGATCAATTCGGTTATAGGCTTCTTCCTGTCTTTCCTGAGGCACATCATAAACTAAATCAACCAAAGGATTCTTTCTTGCTTTATGGATTTCCTTACTCATATCGGACAACTTCTTTTTCATAGATTGATTCTCATTTATCAAAGATTCAATTATTTCTCCGTTTACCTTTGGAGAAGTATTATTAATATCTCCTGAACTAAAGAAAGATTTCAGCACCCTCTTATAAGACTTGTTAAGCTCAGGATCGGCAGCCATCCAATCATCAAAGTTATTTATAGAATGCAATATAGTTGCGTGGTTTTTCTTTACCGTTTCAGATATTGCCTGTAAAGACATCTTTGTTTCTTTCCTTAGTATATAGTAATACATAGCCCTCGCTTGAACATATTCCCTTCTCCTTGTATTAACATATATATTCAAGCCTGTTTCATACTCTATAATGTCTCTTAATCTTTTATGCTTCATCTTTTTCTTCTTTAAAATATTCGTATGCTTCTTTTATTCCACTACAACATTCGTAGTATTCCAACTCCTCGTAGTAACTCATTATTGTATCTAACTCCATCTCATCAATTATATTTGCCCTTAGTGAAGCCAATACATCCCTAAAGCACTCGTCTTTAGTGTAATATAATTTATCTTTCATTTTCAATCTCCTTTTGTAAATTAGCCAAAGCCCTCCAAGCGACCTTTGCAGAATGTCGAACCCCATCCGTATCAATAGTTCCAACCTCTAATAAATGTCTTGCAAGTGCATCTAATTCATCTCCACTCTTTGATCTATCCCAAGCCAAAGGGAGCATCGGGTTATGTTGCTGTTGCCCTGCGTAAGAACATTTGGCAACCTCTCTCATTGCATCAGGGAAGTACTTTAACACCCCTGAGTAAATTGGTATCTTTTTTCTATCACTCATCTCTCTTTGGTGTTGAATGTTATTGCAAATATAAACATTTAATTAACATTTTCCAATTCTTCTAAGATAATATCTATCTTTTGCTGCATATCTCTTATAGAATCAAAATTAGGATTCTCTTTCATTTTCTCTAAAAGCACAGCCTCTGTTAGATTCAATAACGCATCTATCCTCTCGTTTAAGTTTTCCATATTACAATGTTCCTTTAATGTTGTAGTTGTATATCTTCTTTTTGTCTAAAACAATACCCTCGTCATGTTGAGTAAAGTATTCCTTATAAGTTTCGATCGCTTGAGCAACTTTAGATTCTCCTCTAAAGTAAAACTCTTCGGAGCAATCGTAAAGCCCTAATTCCAATGATTGCTTATCTATAACAGCAAAGAAAAAGTCTTTATAGTCTATGCCGAATAGATTGCAATAAAGGTACACCTGAATATCATAGTGCCACTTTTTTGCCGAATAATAAAAGGAATGAATATCTGTTGTCGTTTTCAGGTCCAACAGAAAGCTATCGCAAACAGCATCAGCCTTGCCTCTAAAAGGCATATCCATTACCTCTCCTACGATTGGGATTTCATAATCACAGGCTTCAATCATTTCTCTTATCTCATCATTTCGCATAAAGGCATCCCTTAATCTCAAAGCATTTAATCTTTCGCTTTCAGTATATATCTTTTTTCCGTTTGATGATTCAACCGCTTCCTTGTATAGTTTGGTAGCTTTCGACTTAACATCAACAAAGGTATTCTCTGAAAACTTATCTATCTCTAATATACTTTGATGAAATAAATGTCCATCTCTCAATGCTTGAGAATCGTTATCGTTTTCCCTAATAATAGAATTATAATATACCTTTGGGCTTTTTAGTAAATCCTTTAGAGAACTACTGCTTAATACTGCTGAAGCTAAGTATCCATAATAAAACTCATCATCATACATTTTGGATATAAGATCGTTTTTATCCCAAAACTTACCATCTAATGTTATAATTGTATTTTCCATTTCTTTGTTATTTATAATTTAGTGAATATTTTATTTACCTTACTCAACAACTCTTTGGCAACAACCCTGCTAACCCCCTTGTCTGTTTCGTGTACTATGTGATGTAGTGTATCTCTAATATCAATAATTTCTTTCTCTATAAAAGATAACTTATCAGAGACATTTTCAACGGTGTCTGAAACTGTTACAATTAGTTCGTGTAGTTTTCCCTTAGAGTTTTCATCCATATCTTTACTCCAAACATAATTCGATAACTCATCTACATCCCAATACATATCCTCTAAACTATATATCGCTTTCATCCTGTAGTATTTGATTTATTAAAACTTCTTTTACTCTTTTTGGAACTCTATCATCAAGAATTTCCATTTGCATATCTCTCAAGAGGTTTATTCTTCTCTCCAAAGATTCTAACTGATACTGTAAATAAGCGTCTTTTGTCCTTTCCATTATGTAAACTTTAAAATTATATTGATTATTTTCTCTATCCCTTTAAGAATAAATCTCAATGGGGTTTCCACTATATAGTATATAGCAAAAAGCATTGTCTCTATGTAAAAGAATACAACGAGGAGGATAAGTGCTATTGCAAGTTTGGGTAGCTTGATAATTGTTAATAGTATTTTTTTCATTGTCTTATGATTTAAAAGACAAATGTAATAACTATTAACGATATAAACAAGTAATTAACAAAAAAAAATTACTTTTTAGGTGTAAACTGCTGTTTCCAAGAGGTTTGGCATACTGCAAATCTTTGGTCCCTGTCAGAATATTCCTGAATCATCTTAGCATTATTCATGCATCTACGCATAAATTCATTGTTTTCTTCGTACTTTTTTGGTTTTGGAATTGGCATATCTTATGTTTTAGTGTATAATATTGTGTTTATTTTGTTTATCAACTCGTCTTTATCATCTATTTTGCCATCCTTATAATAGGCATAAACGTATGGAGCGTATTGCTCTGAATAAGATTTATTTTTCAATTTGTGGTTTTCTTTGGCTCTCAACTGATAAGGAGTACTCATATATTTATAAGAGGATGGCTTAATTTGTATTCCCAACAATAGATTTCCTTTATAAAACATTTCCCAATCAATACAATAATCGTGATCCATTTCAAATGTTGTTTTGGTAAAAGTACATTTAGGAAACGACCTATTCAATTCAGATATTACAACTTCCTCGTTCATCATACCATTCCAAGTTTGCCCTATAACTCTATGGAGTATGTATTTCTTTATCTCTACATCATCAAGCCCATAGGAATAACACTTGTCTTGTATCTTCCCCATAACATATCCGAGTTTCTGATAGCCAAAGTTTTGCCCATAGTATCTCTCCCAACCATCTTTCTCCACTTTAATGGTGCTTAGATAATAATCGTTAAATATCTTAACGCATCTACCAACATACTTAACCCCGAAATAATGATTTATGCTCTTGTCTTTGTTAAGTTTTCTGTACTTAACATCGTCAATAGGCACTTTATATATGAATCTACTCATTTTCTTCGTATTCTTCGTACAACTTTACCAACTTATCATGCACTCCTTTTATGAAACAAGGGCTGCAATTTGTCGGTTCACGTCTATCGTGGAATACTCTATTATAAATAACAAGCAACTTCTTTTGTGTATCGGGTGTTATTTTAGGGTTTCTTTTAGCAACATAATCTTTTAGGTACTCAAACTCATCTTGAGTTAAACATTCAGGCTTAACGTATGGGAATAATTTATTTAATTTAGCCTTACGCTCCATACAACCACAATCCTCTCCTAAAGCCCATTTCGCAACTTTATCTATGCCTGTTGCTTTAAATATCTTCTCAACAGAATCGCCTAAACCCTTAGACGTTTCGTTTACTTTTTTTGTACTCCTCGTACTCTTTTTTTGCTGATTCCCTGATGTTTTCTTTTGCATTACTTATTGTGTTAAATATTGAACTTAAACTTATCTTAGTGGCTTTAGCCAATTCCCTCATACTCATTTCTTCATAAAAGTATATATTGAACAGCTTCTTATCATACCAATACCAATCATCTACCAAATAATCAATTTTGTCCATAAGATTATCGAATTTCTCCTTACTATCTATTGTCCGATCAAAATCATCTATATACTGTATGTCAAACACTTCTTCCTCGCTAAAACTTGAAAAACAAGAAGTATTTCTACTTATTTTGTTATTCTGCATTTTATGGAAGTTAGAGAGATGTAGATTTCTTAATGCAACGTATATGTAAAAGGTGTTTATTTCATCTTCATTATACATTATCTTCTCTACATCGCTAACATAAGAACTAACTCTCAAATACATTTCTTGAACCAACTCATTAGCTTCTTCATTACTTATCTTAAAAGACTTAGCCATGTTTAACCAATCTTTGTGATTTCTCGATAATATTTCTAAGACCTTGCTCTCCATACGTGAAATGAGATTCCTACTATTCCTACCATAACTTGAAATAAGTGTTCTATTTCATCCGATTCATAGACTTTATCTTCCATGTCGCTGTTCCAATAGTTTCCTCCTAACATAAACCCATAAATTGGGAAAAATTGTAAATACATATTATTATATTAAATTGGTTATTATTACTTCTAATCTCGGATTGTTTCTATCAATCCCCATATATTTTGAATTAACCTCTATAACAATACTAACATCATCAGCTTCGATACAACCTTTTTCAACCATAGCATCCTGAAAAAACTTATCTATAACACTAATAACATTCATTAAATCACGTTTCCTTTGGTTGGGAGCATAATACTTGTAATCTATTATAATTTTTCCGCTAAACTTAAAGTCTAATTCACTTTGAATTGCCAACTTAAACTTTCTCTTTAAATTGTTAGAGACTTGATAGTGCCAATTTCTGTAATTGTTTAGGGTTAACCACTTTTTACGAGTTTTGCCCTCCTCTAAAAATAACGGTAAAATTACTTTTTTTTCCATATTACTTGTTTCTCAACCTCATACTGTCTATTTCAGTGAATGGTGTTGTATTGTTAAAGTAATATCTTTGTTCTTTAATGTTAAATTGAATACCACTAATTTCTTGTGGGTAGCCAACTAATTTTTGTTTCTTTATCTTCTGTGATCCAAATATAACACTT